GTGCGCCGATACGCTAACAACCGCCTGCCCAGAGATATTTGCAGACGCTTCAGCGGTGCTTGCGCCTTGCCCCGAAACAGTCGCAGAACCTGCCAGCGTTGCGCTGGCCGCGCCAGTCTCTTGGCCTTGGGCAGAAACAGTAGCCTGCCCAGATATAGACGCCGTTGAAGTCGCGGTTTGTTCGCCTTGAGCACTTACGCTCGCAACGCCATTGATTGATGCAACTGCCGTTGCGATAACCGCACCCTGAGCAGACGTTACGGCGCTGCCGGATAGGGCCGCGTTGGCCTCTGAGACGCCTACGCCTTGACCAGAGACAGCGGCAGAACCAGCGATTGAGGCCGCAGATGTGCTGATCGCCGCGCCTTGCCAGGATACATTTGCCGCCCCTGCGATAGACGCGCTGGTCGTAGCAACAGACTGGCCCTGTGCAGATACAGTTGCTGCGCCCGCTATGGACGCAACGGATACCGCTTCCGCCCTAACCCCATCATCCGCTAGGGGCGCAGCAGCTAATGAGGAGAAACCAAGCATGTGCTAGACCTCCCTTACCTCAATTTGTCGCAGGCCCATGAGCCGGAGGGATTCCGTGCCCGACAAACCTCGTATCGCTGTCAAGAAATTTGGGCGAGCTTTTGGGGGAACACCACTTTGTTCAGAACCATCCCAAAAAACCAAAGCTACTTGCGCTCGGCGTGCGGCGTCCATGCTCACGATATAAGGCGGGCCGTAGCTTTCTGTACTTTCATCAAAGGTTCCTATGTCCCAAGATGGGCGCGCAAGAGCCGTTGTTGCGCGGGATATGAAGCCCGGTGCAGCTTCCCATGAGGCCGCAGCGTAAAGGTTTCCGTAATCGTCTTGCCAATATAGACCGTTGTATGTGGCTCCATCCGACGGGCCAAACGCAAGAACCATCGCAAGAGCGTTTGCGTCATCAAGTAGATTTGCAGGGCAAGCGGCGGTAATTCTCATGGCAAGGTCACTCCACTAAGTCTAGCAAGATACGATCTGGCATAGGTTATTTCGTCGGCTGTCAAAGATTCAGCCAAGATAATACCAAATATCTTTCCGTTTAGTCTGAAGTTCGGGCCGCCCCAGTTACCGATACTTAAAAAAGACGTGAAATCACTCATGTCTAGACTCTGCGCTTCCGCAACGTGGGGGCCTCCTCTGGTCGCATCGAAAACATCGTTTCGTGTACTACCGATAGACTGACCGTCCATAAAAACAGACGGTGAACCTACACGAACAAAGCCAGCAGATACATCGGCGTCATCAGCAATGAAAATGTAACGACCGCCAGATATAATATAGCCATCCGACAGGAGCATAAAATCGTTCCCGTCTGAACTCGCGTCTAAACCAATAAACAAGTCCATGTCAGCGGCTGTCGGAGCGTTTTGAGAGGAAATCAGTCGATCATCAACACCGTCAAATTCTAGGTAATACGAACCAGAAGTGTCTTGACGTAAGAGTGGGCGAGCAGCTGTGGTGGGTTGTGTCGCGTGTTTACCGTTGCCGGATAAGTCTCGCATGAAAGCCACTGCATCTCCTACATTAGCAGGTACTGTCCCGGAGGTGTCAGTGTAGCAAGTGAGCGGGGATGGTAAAAACCAAACGCCCTGCGTTCCTCCAGAAAAAAGCGCGCCTATTCTTGATGGCCATTTGTTTTCGCTCTGTGCATTTTGTTGGTCAAACAGCGACCAAACACCATCACTATAGACATTTGACGGACTGTTGACCTTCCCAATTATGCCGCCATTGCCGCGCCGCATCAGCTGATCTCCTCGTAGGAGCAGACCGCCTCTAGGTCAGACGCAGCAGAAGCCGTCAGGCGTAGAGTGTCGCCTTCTTCAAGGTAGATGGGCTTTGAAACTAGGTCCAAGGTAGCGTCAGCGGGGACGGTGATGGTCTTTGCCACATGGTAGGCGACCGAAGATCGAAACACGTCTACGCTAATAGCAGCATCAGAAACCCCGTCTACGTTAGATACATAGAGGGCGTTTACCTTTATAACCTTACCGCTTGCAGCAGAGTTTGTAACAATAGCGGTCGCACTGATACCAACAGCCTGAACAGCGGTTTTTCCTGTAATTGTCGTGGGGTTAAGCATATTGGGAGCAGCCATATCAGCCTCCGAAAAGAAGTGTCATTGCAAACGGTCGACTTGCTATATCAGCCGAAGTTGCGGTCACGTAGACAACAGCAGACCCAGACAAGTTAATCGCCGCGTCTGAGTTGCTGCTTTCTTCCACTGACCGTGAGAGGGTTGTACCAGACGCCGTGTAGGTGCCTGTGCCGATCTCCCAAGCCGTGCCGTCCTCGATGACGTAACGCACAGTCTCCCCGTCAGCCACGCCAGCATCAGCGAATGACTGATAGCCGCTCTCAGCGGAGCCAAGCGTGATGGTCCCTGTACCAGTAGTGGCCGTGGACATCTTGGCGCGGTTGACGAGTTTGACCATTTATCAGTCCTCAGTGATCGTAGTGCCAGTACCGATGCGCGGTGTGACGCCTGTGGAGATGCTGATGTTCGGCGTAATTGCACCGTAGTAGAGGATCTTGCCTGTGCCAGTGCTATCGGTGCCGATGGAGACGTGCGTTGCTGTCTCAGTGCCGCCTGTCGCTGCCGGGAAGTCAATGTTGGCTGTTGGGGACACGCTGTTGGCCGTGATGGTCCAGCCGCCGGAAGTCCGAGCCACTGCAACACGAGCATAGCTTGTATATGCGCACTCGTTCGTGGTCTGGTTGCCAGCCTCTTCGGGGTCAGATGTGTGCAGCGCCACATACAGGTTCGTCAGCGGCGACGTACCCGCGTTGTCAGCGATGTTGGCGATGGCCGTGGCGTTGAAGATCAACTCCAGCAGGTCGTTCTCGAATGTGTTGCCCTTCGACATTGGGACAGTCCTTTCTGTTTAGCGCCCCAAGGGGCAGGGTGTTTTATCCACACAAGTAGATGCAGGCTATCATTTTAATATCACTGGGCGAGTTCAAAGTCACGTCCTCACGTCTACAAAGAGGGGCGACGAGCGGTGTTCCCGTTACCGCTTCTGGGCGTCAGCGTTTAATCTGCATCATTGCAACTTGTGTGTTAGTGATGCGCAGAAACGGGTCTGTGATGCTCCCGCTCGTGCCCGTCAGCCTAACTTCTATGCTGAAGGTTATATCTCCGGCAATGCTTCTTGTCGTGCTGCCATAGGGGTATTTGTGACTTATCCAAGTTGGGGTGCCGTTAAAAACAAAGCGGGCTGGGAAAGTAATTGTTGAGGTTCCGGCTCCGGGGAAGGTGGCTTTGATGCGGAAATCCATAACAACGAAGTTGTTGAGGTAGGACGGGTCTAGGGTTGCCCCCTCGGCCTCGGCTTCAAACGCCCAGAAAATATCGATGAAACCATCCGGGCTTGCATTTGTGAGCGTTGCCGACTCTACCTCTGTCCACACGCCTTGCGAGGAGATGTCTTGGTTGCCGTAGTCAAAGCCGAACGCCTCGTCAACTACAGCCTTAGATGCCAGTTTGTCAGTGCTCACGCCACTATCTTTGATGATAAGGTTCCCCAGCCCGTCCGTGTCTAACGTAACACCATCAACGCTTATTCTATCGGCGTCCAAAGAACCAACGGTGATGCTGCCCGCGTCGATGGCGACCGCGTTGACTTGGCCCGCAGTCAGAGTCCCAGCATAAACCCAAGTGGCAGCAACGGATTCAGCCTCGATAGTAAACTCCACCCAAGCAGAGCCACTCCAGCGTTTCACTTTGTTGTTCGTCGTGTCGTACCAGACATCGCCAACGCTATTGGCTGTTGGGGCCGTGGCGGCATAAAATGTGGTTGCGCGGCCAATGCCGATAGCGAGATCATCCGTCAAGTCCGTGATCTGAGACTGGGGAAGTGTCGGAATCCGCGCGGCGTCAAATGTCCCAGCGGTAATCTTGCTGGCATCCAATGTACCAACCACAAGACTACCGGAGCCATCAGAAGTAAGCGTGGAATCACCAATAGAAATCTTGTCGGCAGTAACCGCGTTGGTTTGCAGCTTGTCAGTTGTGATTGTATCCGTGACCAGCAGATTGCCGTCAATGACCTCGTTCTGCTCATTCCAAACCGACCCGTCGTAAATCCACACAGACTGCGCGGTGGGGTTGGCTTCGGTCCCTTTGTAAAACCATGCTTGATCGCCTTGAACCTGTGTAGTCGGTTGATTACCTGTGCCATCGTCCCATGCTTTTTGCGCGTCTGCGCTACTCAGCGGCAACCTGCCATCCGTTCCTGTTGGGTAGTTCACGGCGTCCACGTCAATGTGCCAACGGCCCGCGCCTCGGTCGCCCGCAGTGCCATCAAACACTTTCGTTATCGTTTGACGGAACGCCGCACTGAACGCAGACCCGTTTGCTCTCAACCCAACGATGTCGTACCGAATGACCGCCGTGTCCGTGGTCATATTGCTGTGGTTGGATATGGCCCCAGTGGACAGATTGTATGCCCCGGCGCTTATTGACCCGCTTTCGACCGTTGGCGACCCAGTAAACTCCCACTCCCCTGACAAAGGAGTTGAATCGTAATCCAGTTCGGTGTCACCCTCAAATACCCGCACCGCCGGACCAGACCCAGCATAGTTTACCGTACCGTCGGAAGCGACGGGAATAGCATAAGCTGTCTTGTCGCTGATTACGGTGATGGGGTTCACGCCATCAAAGACACGTCGGACTGTTTGCTTTGCGGTGCGAGTAAAAGCGGTGCCGTCAAGCCGTTTTCCCACAATGGTGTACGTTGCTGTTCGGGTGTCTTGCGACGTGAGCATGTCAACAAGATCGGCCACAGTACCGAAGGTTCCGCTGTCCGTAATTGCGCCAAGCGTAAGCCCCGTGGCGCTTGTTGAGGTGATCTCCCACTGCCCCGCAACGGGCGTAGAATCGTACACAAGTTCGGTTGCGCCTTCAAAGACACGGATGATTGTGCCGGTGTTTGCGTAGTCGTCGTTACCCGCCGCGTCCGCGTTGACCACGACAACAGGGCTTTCAACAACGACAAGTACCGGATCAATGCCGTCTGCACCGTCTGCACCGTCTGCACCGTCTGCACCGTCTGCACCGTCTGCACCGTCTGCACCGTCTGCACCGTCTGCACCGTCTTCACCCACAAACAGGACAAAAGTGCCGCTTACGGGGAGAGATGGCGCGGTTCCCGTATATTCAACATACTGGACGTAGCGACGAGTCCCTGCGGTCAGGCTCTGGTTTGTGCCGATAGCGTCGTCTGCATAGACAACCAAAACCGACACACCATCAGCAATCTCTGCGTTCGTGGTAGCACTGTCCTGCCCCGAATACGTGCTATCGTTGCCAGAATAGTCTACTGCCTTGACACGGTAGTAGTACGTCGTGTCGTCCAGAAGTCCACCGTGCGTGAAAGACCTACCTGTTGTGCGGCCAATCTCTGTCGTCGGGTTGCTGCTCGTACCGCCATAGACGATATATTCACGGAAATCTGTGAACGGAGTGCCGTCGGTGTTTGTGGTCGGCGCGACCCAAGATAGAGAAACAGACTGGATGCCACCCGTTGCCGACAGGCTCGTAGGAGCGTTGGGTGCGGTTACATCTTTAGATGCGTCCACCGTAGCCGCTGCCCAACGAGATGCTGCCCCAAAGTCGTTTATCGCCCGCACACGCACGCTGTATATTTCATCGTCTCGGACAGGGTAGATGTTGTACTCATTCGCCGTACCGTTCACTTTAGCACCGGTTATGACGTAGGAACGCGCCGCGACGCCCTCTGCGGATGCCTCAAGCTGCGCTCGGATTTCCTGTTCAGTCAGCGTGGACCCGCCGCCCGTGACATAGAAGTCAAAACCGTCCTGATCGGGCTGCCGGAAAAGCACATCTTCGTATGCTTGGTAGACGAACACTTCTCGGTTCGTAGGACTCGTTCCTAGAGTAACGATACCTCCGTTCGCGGCGTAGTCAAAGTTGTCGATACGCCACTCTACAGCGTACTCCGCGACGTTAGAGTTTACGGGCGCGTCCCAGTTCACCAACAGGTTGTTAATGAACGTGCCGTCAGTAGAGAAAAAGCCGTTGGTGATGACTGAAAGATTCTCAACCGTAAGACCGGCTAGGGGTGACGGCACGCTGGCATTGTCCAGTTCAAACGTGACTCCATCGTCCACCTCGTCAAAGACACTCTCGGTGATCTCGCGCAGGGTCAGTTCGATCTGGATGTCATACTGATCGACGTTGCCGAAAGACCATCCCGTGACCTCAAAGGTCTTGTTGACCCAACCAAAGCGTTCGAGGCTCAGACTGATGACATCTCCAACCTGAACACGGAACGCCTTGAGGCCGAACGACGCGCGGACGGTGAGCTGCTGACGGTTGCGTTCCAGCACGATACGGGCGATCCGACGCGCCTCCTCGGGCGTGTCGGTGAAGGGCATCTCAAGGTCAATCTTGCTGACCGTGCCACCATCCGCCGTGATGGACGCGGCGCTGTCCACCGCAGGGAAGGTGGTGAGCGCGTAGTTGCTCTTAGGGCCTCGGAATGTACCCTCGACCGTGTTGAAGTTGTCCTTGCGGCTGTGACGTGTGGACACGCTGATGGCCGACCGGAAGTCGTCCTCGCTGAAACTTTCGGTCGGCACGGTCCAATAGGCGGGCTTCATCCGCCACTGGCCTTGGGCGTACCAGAGCAAGCCGCCCATTGACGTGAGAATGCTGTTCAGCAGGTCATAAGGTTGGATGCCTGTCGTGAACGCGCCGTTGCAGGTGTAGCGCGTCGAGCCGTCATCGGCGGTTTGGTCACAGACATTGGCGGCGGTCTCAACGAGATCGTCATCAACCTGGATACTTCTCTCTCCTAGACCGAAGTCTTGGGTTAGGTAATCCCGGATGCAGAGCGCGGGGTTGTCGCTCCACGCCCATGTCGATTTGTCGTCAGGATCGTGCGAGACCTCGCGCGGGTCATAGACCTTGCGACCTTTAATAACGGCGGTGATCTCTGGCACGCCTGTCGGGAAGTTGTCACCATCCGCGTCGCGGCCTAGGCGGACATACATATAAGCACGTCCCCGCAGACGGTGATCTGAAGTCCACTTGCCTTCTGGATGTTCAAAAATTAGTCGCGGCGACGCGATCTGGTCATCAGCGCCCGTCCAGAACTGTATGGCGAGCGCATTCCATTTGCTGTAGTCAACGTCTGTGGCCTCGGTCTCAGTACCGTCGGGCGCGACCTCAACCAGTTTTGTTGGCACGAGCACAGCATCGGGATCATTATACCATGGGGTAAGATCCGTGATGCCAGTTACCGCACCGACGCCACCCGCAGACGTGTTCGCCTTCCACTCCGTCACCTTGTAGGAGTTGACGTAGACTTCCTCATAGGACTCAATTTCGTGACCTGCCATAACCTGAATGCGATGCAGGAAACGTGTACCTGCCTCCCCGCCCCCGCCCCCCAAGAAGTCCGCCACGACTGCGCCCGCCACGCGGGTCTGGCCGTAGATGATCTGGTGGTCAAGGTTGGACCCTCGGGCCGTGACGGTGTATCCCGCCGCGCCGGGGGTATCGGGTTTTGGTGTCAGGGCATTGATAGCCGCGCCGATGGCGGTCGAAGCAAGAAAGTGCGTTAGCATCGTGCCGCCGATGAACATGCTCCCTGCGGTCACAAAGCCGGTGGCAGTGAAGCCTGTACCTACTGCGGAAAGGAGCGCGGACCCTGCGGAGATAGCCATCTAGGCACCTATGTATTTTGTGTGGGTGGCTTCAGTATGCTTGAAGCCCATCCACTTGAGGACGGAAGAGAAATCTTTGTGCAGTTTGGTGTTTATCACAAGGACGGACACCCCGTCAGCCTTTAAGCACTTCTCTGCAAAACGAATGAGTCTTACGCCGCAGAAGCCCTTGCGGTAGTCCTCGTGCAAGAACAGCACGTCGTTGCGGGCGAACAGATGGTCTTGGTAGTGCAGGTTCGGTTCGACGAAGACGGCGAAGTAGCCGACCAGCTTGCCGTCGTCTCGCGCGGTGAAGATCCGAAACGCGCCAATACCCTCCAACGCCCTATAGGCGTCCCAGTTCGGGTTCAGCTTGATCTTGTCTTGGTTCAGCGCAATCTCTTTCCAGTGCTGCTCAATGAGCGGCTGGCAGTCCTCGTAGACATCATCAATGAACTCTTGGCGGTAAATCAATCTTTGATCCCCTTACCCCAAGGCAGACGCTGGTCCTGCAAGGACGCGACAAACTCAAACCCCTTGTCGCCCGCAAACTGCGATTTCTGAAACGTGTCGGTGTAGCGAAACACACGCGGTCGCTCCAAGTCGATCAGCTTGTTCTCGACCGACAGTTCGATGGTCCCGGTCTCTGGACCTTCCGTGATGTTCATCGTGTCGAGATAGCCCGCGAACACGCTCACATAGTCCGCCTCGGAGCCGACGACGCCGAAATAGATGTTGCAGCCTCGGTTCTGGTACGGCTCGTCAAAGGCTTTTGCCAGAAGGTCACTCGGAACGCCGCTGATGGTGATGGTCGCGCCTTGTGCGGAAATGTCGGTGGTCTCTGTGACGGTAGACACGGACAGCAGTTCGCCCGCGCCGAGATAGTCTTTGCCGTTGATCGTCTTGGTGCCGTAGCCCGACCAAAGGTACAGTTCGTTCGGGCTATCAAACAGCAGGTCCACCGCGAAGAACGGCTGGATGGTCGGGGCCGCGACGGCGGTGTTGACGGGGGTTGAGATGTCGCGACTCATCAGATGACCTCCACTGCCGAGAAGCTGATGCCGTAGGCGTTGTTGTTGTTGATGCTCCACTCCGTCGCGGGTGTAGCGAGGCGGAACACGCCCTGCGGATTGGTCAATGTCGCGGACGCGCTAGAATAGGTCGCGCGGAGCGCGGGCCAGACTTCCGCCGTGCCGTTACCAGAACGATCCTCCAGCAAACGGTATAGGCGGGCGCTGGACCCAGACCCAAGCTGGATGTAGTCACCTGCCAAAAGCGTTCCCGTCATGGTAAAGGTCAGCGTTTCGCTACCGGCTGTGCCTGACACCGTGGCACTTGTTGCGGTGCCTTGCGGTTCAGTGAAGTCTGGGTCGCCCAGCAGGAATGTGCCGAACTGACCGCGCAGCGCGATGAGCATGGACAGCCACGGCGCGAGCAGGTCTTTCCGAACAGGCGGTAGAGATACGTCCGCCTCCCAACGCTGTCCTGCATGGCGAACGATCTGCTGGTTGAAGCTGAAAGGCGACTCGCTGATCGCCACGGCGTTTCGTGCGCGGAGCGTGATCTCTGCGATTCCGATGCTGGTCGGAGTGTTCAATGGATAGGATACTGCCACATCAACCTCGGAATGCTGCCTTCATTGTGCCGCCTCTGCGACGTTGATCGACCATCGTCTTGCTGGCGTATTGTGCAAGCTGCGGGGCGGCCTTGGCGACCACCTGACCCGCCTGATCTTGCACGAACGCACCCAGAGCGCCAGTGCTCGGGTCCATGACGACGTTGACCGTCAGGCTGCCACCGTTGGCCGCCACGCCCAGCTTACCATCTGAGCCGCGTTTGAGCGGCATGATGGCTTCTGGACCAGCTTCGCCCATGACACCGAGACCACTAGAATGGCCGAACATCGTCGGAGAGTTGACGACGCCGCCATTGGCGAAGAACTGGACGCCATTGCTCCAAGCACCGCCATTCGCCTGCAGACGCGCTCCGCTAGGGGCTGTGACAGTGCCCGCTCCTCCGGCTATCCCACTCACGATGTTGCTCAGAAGATTGCTGATACCTCTCGCCGCTGGCTCGGCCACCTGCTGTTCATAGACCGCCAACAGGATGTTCCGCAGCATATTGCGGAAGGCATCCTCGACCGTTTGCGAGCCATCCACCATCGACATGAAGGCGCTGGAGATGTTGTTCTCGATGGTCTGCATGAGCTGTTCGCGCCGTTGTTCTGCTTCGATGAGTTTGCGCGTTTCGGCTTCCGTTTGGATGATTTTCTCAATGCGAGCGTCATCAAGTGGCAATTCGCGCTTCTTCAACTCGAACAGGATCTCCTGACGGCGGGTTTCCTCTTCGCTCAGACCGACGAGCCTGCGCTTCTGCTCGGCTTCGAGCAGCAGGTTCTTGAGGTAGTCGTCTTGGGCTGCGGTAGCGCCGCCACCGCCGCCGCCGCCGCCTCGGCCCGAGGGGGTTGCCATCGGGGTGCGGGTACGCAAACGCGGCTCATCCAAGTTGCCGAAACCTAGTCGGGCAAAGCCCGTGCCCAGCCCTGAGCCATCCTCCATAGAGCCAAGACCGCCAAAGCCAAGACGCGGCTGACCCGTGCTATCGGGGATTCCGGCTTGACGATTCAAGGCCGCGTTGTACCGTGCGGCTTCATCTGCTGCCACGCCCATGTTTGATGCGAGCAGCGCGGCCTGTGAAGCGAGGCTGGAAAGATCGGTAGACGCGACTGCGGAACTTAAATCCTCGGCGTTGTCTGCCGAATCCTCAATAGCCTTTGCGAGCAGCACGCTAATATCATACAGGCGCATCTGCTCTTTCAGGTGGTTGCCGACGATGCCTGCGGCGAGCTGCTGCTGCCGATACGCCTCTCGTGCCTGCGTAGCGCGGACTGCTTCTACCTGCTGTGAGTCCTCCCCGAACTGGAGGATAGCCATGTTCAGCGCAATCTGGTCTTTGATGCTCCGGTTGGCGTCATCGACAGTTTTCCGGTAGGCTTCGCGCCGCTCGTTTACGGTCATTTGTAGTGTGGCAATCTGTTGCTGGTGCGTGACCTGCGCGGCCATTGCCATAGTTACAGCTTCCGTCGCGTCCTTGGAGTCCTCTAGCGCCTGTTCAGCCTCGCGGATTCTCAGCACAAGATCGACGTAGGCATTTCGTTGTTCTTCGGTGTAGCCCCGCATCACGGCTTCGTAGTACGCCCGCTTCTCGGCAACCTCAACGCTATCTTCGCCGTATTGCGTAGACATCTGAATCAGGTTCAGTTCACGCTCAAGCTCCAGGCGAGACTGCCGGAACGAGCTGTTGCGATCCAGAGCCGCAGCAGCGCCGTCCCTGAGAAGTTGGTTTTGCTCACCAAGCTGTATTTTTACCGCTTCAACGCTCTCACGCTCCAGCACCAACAGTCGAAGCTGCTCCCGCTTACTGCGTATCTGCTCGTCGATCTCTTCCGTGTTCGCGCGCAGCGCGTCGCCAACCATCTCTTCGAGGTCAGCACCGCTCATCATGCCGCCAGCGGCCCCGAACCCTGTAGCCGCCGCCCCCGTTATCGCAGCTCGTCGCCCTTCAAGGTTTTTCAGTTCGGCGTCCAGCGCCTTGATTTGTTTGTCCAAGCCAATTTCACCGAGCGTTTCGTACTCCGACGCGAGTTTTGCCAGCTCCTCACGGTAGCTCTTCAGTTCTTCGGTGGCGCTCTTTGCTGCCTCATTGATGTCAAATGTCGTATCTTCAAATTCTTGGGCTGCGCGGCGTGTTCGGTCATACGCGGCCAACAACATCGTCCCGACCGAGATGCTGATACCGACAATCGCGCCCGCCAGCCCCGGCAGCAAACCTGCAAGCTGGGTGGCCTGCTGACCAAACGCGACAAAGGCGTTCGTGCCAGACTGAATCTGCACGAAGAAGTCACCGACCTGATAGCCAACCTGCTGGGCGACCATCCCAAAGCGGTTGGTCTTGACGCCCGCGAGTTGCGTGACAGACCCGAACTGGTTGACGAAGTTTTGCGCCTTCATCGTACCGTCACCGACGCGAGCGTAGGCAACCTGCAACTCACCTAGTTTAGCCTCAAGTGCGTCGGCAGACAGAACACCCAACTGGTGCGCCCGATTTAACTGCTGAACTTCTCGTTCATAGACGTTCGTCGCGGCCATAAGCGGGTTGTACGCTCTGGCGAGCATTTCTGTTTCAGCGGCAAGGCGCGCGGTCTCCTGCGCGGCCTCGCGCTGCGCCCGCGCCTCGCGTTGGGCGGCTTGCTCAATGGCTCGCGCAGCCTGCTCTGCTGCGCGTTTCTTTTCCTGTGCAGCTTGCTGTTCAGCGCGTGCAGCCCGTTCCGTCTCGCGCCTTTGTTCGTCTAACGCTTTCTGCCGCAACATCGCAACGCGACGAACTCCGGCCATCTCGTCCCGAGCGCGGCGGTTAAAGGCGGCGACGTACTTATCCTGCACTTTGTCGAGGTCCAGCATCCCCGACCGGTAAGCTCTCAGAGCCGCGAGCGCAGTCTTTTCGCCCTCTGTGACAAAGCGCAGCCCAACGATGTCAGCCATTTGTTTCGTCCTCGCGCATTATCCGCAGCCACAGTAGGTCCAAGGACTTTATGACACGAACCTCCCAATCTTTCAAACCTGATCGTGTCAGGTCGTTCCACGCCTTGATGTCCGACCACGACAGGGAGTCGGGGCCGTTCATTCCGTAAGACCGACCTGAGTGCAGTTCGATGAAGCATTCCCACAACCGCGCGAAGCGGTCGGGGAACTCAGGGGCTTCGGCCAGTTCAGGCGGAGTGCGTCCGGTGGACTTGGCAACCTGTTCAAGATGTGCGCGGAGCGTGATGCCGTTCTTGTCTGTCTTGGCAAGCCGGAAGTCATGCTCCGCGTACTCGGTCAGGACGCTTTGGATGGTTCCAAAAAATCGCCTACGTCTCCCATCGCCGCGCTGATCTGCTCACGCACCCAAGGAAACTCCTTGAACACCTCAGTGGCGGTCTCTGCGGAGAACTTCAGCGTCTTGTCGCCTTCCAGCGTGATCTTCCAGTCCTCGATGCACTCAATCAGGAGCGCCTCGCTGAAAGCGTCCAGTTCTTCCGGCGACAGCGTAGCAGACTTGGCGCGGCCACGGCCAATCGCCGTCATCCGCGTGTGCTGCTGGTCGCGCAGCGCCTTCTTGTACCGATTGCTGTACGGACCATGCACCGTGACAGTCATAGGCGACTTGTCGGCGTTCAGCAGGTCTTCGTTGGTGGCGGGGTGATAAAGTGTGACCGTCGTGGTGTCTTTGACGGTGCCAACATTGCGTAGGCTCATTGGTCGGGTCTCCATTGCTCGGGGTGTCAGGGTTAAGGTGCGGGCGGCTGCACCCCGACGAACAGCCACCCGCTAGGTATCCCCCTGCTCGGGAGATCAGGAAGTGCGCGTCAGGCGCAGGCTGTAGCCTGTCACAGAGTCCTTGAGCGCGACAAAGGGAAGTTCAATCAGGCGGGACTGCATGTTCGCCACGGGCACCGCGCCGCCATTGTACTTGATGCGCGGCATGTAGAAGGTGTAGCCGTTGGTGCCTGTCGGATCATCGACCGTGACGGACAGCACGGACTCTGTCTCGTTCAGGAACTTGTTGATGAGCGTTGCGTCCTCGTAGTGCGCGGTCAGCGTACCTTCGATGGTCGCATTGCCGTACTGCATGGCCGCCGCTTCGTCCGCGTTCGCGCCGCAGAGGATCGTGTGGATCGGTGCGACATCGTTGTTGATGCTGAACTGAAGCTGCGACACGCTACAAGTGTTGTCGCCGGAGCCGATACCGCCCTCCAGCAATTCCCCGTTGAAGCTGTCAAACGGCTCGTAGCCGTCTGGCGCTGCGGGCGATCCGAGCGTGGTGCCAGCCTGAAGCATGTTCTTGCCCACGATGTCGAACGTGGTCTGCACCATCTGGTTCGGCGCGACGTTGAACGTCGCGGAGTTGACGAGGCAACCTTCAAACTGGCGGAACTGCGTGATGTCCAGCGCCGCATCTTCCAGCGCGAAGTATTGCGGTGCGGTGCCGACGGTCAGGTTGTCGCTGCTGTCAAACGTGTTGAAGAACGCGCTCTCCAGAAGCAGGTCATAGTCGCCGCGCCGGAGGTCCACTTCGATGGTGCCCGCAGCGGTGCGGTTGCCGTGACGGTCCACGGATTCCATACGGTCGCCAAGGATGTCTTGGCCTTGGACCCGCTCTTTGTTGAGCGTCATGGAGTGTGTCTTGTAGGGCAGCGTCGAAAACGACGGGCTGGAGGGAAGGACGCCAAAAGACGCCTCAGGAGCGATGGATAGACGGCTGCGGGAACCTTGTGCGAACATGGCGGCGTTTCCTTACGGTGTTGTGTGGCTGTACCAGCCAATCTCCACTGGTATAGCGTAAAATGGCGGGTCGTGCAAAGGCTGCTTGACTTCGCTGTATTCAATGCGGACGATGGCCGAATCAGTCACGATGGCGTCCGAGCCATTGAAGCGGGCAAGCAACTGGTCGGCCAAGACCATCCCGGCGTTCGCGCCCTTGTTCTCCGGCGTGAATATGGTCACGTAAAACAGCCCGTTCGTGCGCTGCTCTGGGTTCGGCCCTGCCGCGACAGGGCGACGGGTGACAGGGATGAACTCGGCGCGGATGTAGGATGTGCCCTCAACTCGTGTGTACGGCACATTCCCCCACGCGATTGCGGGTAGCGTCGGCGTGGACGTGTTCAGGTGGTTCTCAAGGGCAATACGGATTGCATTTGCTGTGCTCATCGTGCCTGCATCCCCATCTCAGCCGCAACGCGGCGAATGATTGTTGGCACCTTGGCGGCGGTCTTGGCGTAGACGTGGTAAGGGCCGGGGCCAGACGAGTTCGGGTTGCCAAACAGCGGTGCAGGCCAGCCAACGAACTCGACGCGGGCCGCGTGAGCCGCGCGGTTGCGGAACCAGATCTCACCGCTGGCCTCAATGGCCTCGGCCAGTACGCTGCGCTTGAGGTTGCCGCGTGCAAGGTTTTTGAACTGCGAGGCATTGCGATTGCGCTGCTTGCCGTGGCTGGTGCGTTCGCCCGTGTCTGCCGTGTCACCCGCACCCGCGACGTGCGCCATGACGTAGGTGCCTGTATCCACCGGGCTGAGGTCAACGATCTCATCCGCGATGGCCTCGCCCACGCGGCGTCGCATCTCGGCAGCCCGCGCGAGGAACTTGGCCGCGATGTCCTCTGAGTCCCGTTTGCTGATGGCTTCAAGCTGACTTACGACCATCTTACTTCCTCGCCTGGCAGGACCACGCAATCGCGGTGCCGTTGGGCGCAAAGGCGCGCACGTCAATCAGTTGCAGGCCGCCCACCTTGTCTCCGATGGCAGGCGTTGTCGTGGACCCATCCGCGCTGACGAGAAGCTGGCGGTCGCCCATCTGGATCACGCTGCCGTCCACGCGGTCGTCGCGGTAGTTGATGAACACGCCTCGGACGGTGAAGGTGGTTGCGGTGCCGTCCGTGTAGGTGCCAGTCGCAGGGCTATAGGTGCCGCCAACGTCGCGTGTCAGCGTCAGATCGGACCCGAAGTCCTCCAAGAGATATGCGACGTCATCACCCAGCATGGGCGCATCCTACGCTATCAGAGCAGGTCCGACAATGGGGCTGTTGGAAAAGCCTTGACACGGCTTCCCATCGGCCCAACGAAATTCGTAACAGTGATTCCCAACCCCTGTAACTGGAACGGCACGGGGTTGAAGGCTTGCGCCCATCGGCCAAGCTGGCGGTCCACGTTGAACCGCTGATTGTAGCCTTCATGGAAGTGAGATCGGCCCGCGTCCCATTTGAAGTCGAAGCCGAGCAGCGCGATGTCGGTGAAACCTTTTTGCACGGCGAGGTTCAGCGCCGCGAAACCAGAGTTCGATCCGGTGAGCGTTTGCGGCGCGAGGGCCAGACCTTCAAGGTTGCGGGCGTGGTGCCAGTACGTGACGCCGGGTATGATGGACCCCACATCCGTGATGGCGACATGCACCTCGCCGTCGAAGTTCTCCAGCCGCTCGGCTTCCTTGCGATGGAAATTGCGATCTACCGTCACAAGGGCGTCGCACTTCGCCAGCCAACCGGATCGGTTGGCCCCGATGCGGTAGCCTTCTGGCAAGGCGTCAAAGTCGAAACCTACTAGGCTCGGGCCGCTTCCGATGACGTAGCAGACGTTAGCGGTCATTTTGCTCCGGGGGATTCTCAAACATGCCGTCGTAGAAATACGGGTCAAGGCGGTCGGTGTTCTGTGTCGCCAGATCCACATCGCTCTTGGTCAGACCGCCTGCGATGGGCACGCCAAGGCCGCCTTGCTTGACCGCCTGTGAATCCAGATTGCGGGCCAGCTTCTCGTAGCTGTCCCGAAGCTGGCTGTATTTGCTGTCGATGGTCTCGAAGCGTGTGTCTACGCGACGGGCGTAAAAGGCAGACAAGGCGCGGGCGCAGAATGCAGCGGCGCGATAGGTATTGCTGCTCGTCTGCGCCAAGGCAAACTGGATCTCTGCGTCGGTGAGTTGGTAGGGGGAAACCCGATCACCGACAAGGAACCGCACCGCTCCGATGTCCGTTGACCCGTATTCGTCAATCGCGCCCATGCCAGAAAACTCCTCTGTTCTGCTCGGACAATACCACGGCAGCCTTTACAGTGCGACCTCAAACATCTCGCTGATGGAGTCGCCTTTGCCGTGCCGGATCACGGTTCGTTTGAAATGGTGCTCAAGTTCGATGTGCCATGCCTCGTAGGACGCGCGGCGGTTCACATGCAGTTCCTGCCCACGATAACGGTGCGAACCGTTGTGGATCGTCAACAGGACGCGCTGCTTGGCGACGCGGGCGAGTTCTTGACACACTGCCTTGGTGTCCTCGGGCAGCAGATGTTCCATCACATCAAACATCGTCACCGTGTCGTAGCTGCTGTCTGCAAAGGGCAGGGCGTGGCCGAGGGCGTGGACAATGTTCAGACCGTCACACAGATACTCGACGGCTTCTGTACCTTGCACGGGGAAGTGGCCGAGGTCGCGGGCGATCTGCAAGACCTCGCCGCGCCCAGTGGACACATCCAGCAGGCTGCCTTTGGGAATCTGGCTCAGGTGTTCGATGATGTGCGCGCGCCGCCTATCGCCTAGACGGTAATCGTCGTGGCGATAGGCTTGCTCGTATTTCTGGACTTCAAGCGTCCGAGCGGCTGTCACGGTGTTCTCGGATTGCTTGACGTTGCGCATCGCGGCTGGTGCGATACGGGGCACCCTCTTCTTCGGCAACGGCACGAAGCTCTTTCATATTCATGTCGTCGAGTTCATCAACCGGACCCGGCTCCTCGACAGGCTGCATGGCCCTGCCCGTATCTCCGACTGTTGCTTCAAACATCTCACCGTCCGGCGCGGGTTCTTGCGAGGGGTCCAGCGCCACATTGGGCTTCGGTCCTTTGATCGGCTCGGCCTTGGGCGCTTCCACACCCGGTGCGTCATGAGTCAGCTTACCCGCTTCAAAAAGCAGGAACACACGGCGCTGGGCGACGGACAGGCGCTGCCAATCAAAAAGGGTGCCGGGTTCGTAGTGGCGGCCTGCGGCCACGAAGAAGCGCCGCGCGTAGACCGGCTTGGTCGGATCAAAGGGGTGGGAGATGAGTCGAGCCATTGGGGCGGTCCTGACATTGGGAACATTGAACGGCAGCATAGCCGCTCGGTGGCGTTGCGTCAATGTAACGGCAGAAAAGCAAAACCCCCGCACGAGGCGGGGGTTTCGGGTTCGTCACAAGCGGGAGGTTGTCTATGCGACGATTGCGCTGAAAAACGAGGCGCAGTCGGCTGCGACAACCTTGTGATCGTAGGACATCTCGGTCTCGATTTCGGTCGCCTTGATCTTGTCGTCTTCACGACGGGTCACGGTGACACCGAACTCGTTGCCGCCACCCTGATAGCCCGACCAAGTGAAGGTGTAACCCGCACTAGGCGTCATCAGGCCTGGGGTCGGTGCGACATAGGCCAGCAGCGCGTTCTTGCCACCGATGAAGGAGTGCGCGTTGGCGTCGCCTTCCGCAGCGGTGTTCTGGATCGCGCGCATCACGAGGATACGGTCGATCCCGAACAACTGTGCCAGTGTCTGCTCCGACGCCATCGCCGGGTTGGCGTTGCCAACACCGCCGGAATACTTGATGCGGTCCACAATATCCGGGTGGTCGATCAGAGCGTCGAGGACGCGCTGCGACATAACCATTGTGTTCGGCATCATGCCGGTGGATTCCATGATGTCGGTTTTGGCATCACGGATGTCGCCAATCGGGTCGCCCGAAGTCTGGTCGGACCACTGGACAACTTCGCCTGTACCCGGCGAAGATGCCACGCCCGCGTAGTCTGTGCCCCAAACGCCGGTCGTGAAGTTGGCGGTTGCCCAGTCAACTTCGCGCTTAATCATCATCTGGTGCAGCAGCATTTCAGTGTTGGCCCGCTCAAGCTGCACCGGAGTGTCAGCGTTGGCCTCGACCTGCCACGCGATCTGCGCCTTGAGCGCATACACGTCTGCGCGGTAGCTGTCGGTGCTCAGACCAAAACCGGCGATGGCCGCTTCAGTGGCCGGAGCGCGCAGCTTGGCTTGGTTGCGGTTAAAATAGCCTCGGTCATACGTGTAGTACACGTCCGACTGCTTCTGGACGCGGATGTTCGGGAACACTCGCGGCGCGACGAAGTTGGAAGCGTTCTGAAGGAACGCGACCGAGATATTGGTGAGAGGCTGATCGGTATGAACAGCGCGTGCGGTGGGTTGCGTCATTGCTGTGGTCTCCTATCAGCCGCGCGGGTGGAACAGTACGGAGATGATCCGACCGTCCGCGCCAGTTTCGAGTGCGGTGCCGAGGATCGCCGCGCCGGTGTCAGCGTTTTTGCCTGCCCCGTTTGCGCCCGACGAAATGTCGCCGCCGCGTGTGACAGCCGCGCCGCACTTGACCTTGCCCACGCCGGAAATCAGCACGATGGCCGCTTCGTCCGTGTTCGGGTCGTTGCACAGAATGCCGTCAGCATGTGCATCGTCGGCAGTCAGTGCCGCTTTGCCGTTCGCGTCGATGGACACGAACTTGTACTGGTGGGTGCGAAGATCAGCGGCTGCGGGGAGCGTGATGCTGATGCCTGCTTCAGTAGTAGCCATGAGTCACTCTCCTCAGTTGGCGGTTGTGCGGAGTTCTGCAAGCAGAGCCGCGCCGGGGCCAGCCTTGGTCACTTCGGCATAGGCGGTCTCAAACGAGACGTTCTGTGCAGATGCGTGAGCCTTGGCAAGCTCGTTCAGCTTGTGCGTCGGGGAGGCTTCATCCACCTCGGCGGTGCCCTTCTCGACATACTGCGAGGCCATCGCTGCGTTGGCGGCTTTGAGACCCTTCAGCAGTTCTTCGTCGCCTGCAACGGCTGCCAAGAGGCGGCCTTTGGCGAGATCGGTGCCTGCGAGGTTCGGCAGTTCAGTCGCGCCCGCCTTGGCGAGTTCGACTTCCTGAGCCGCCTTCTCCATCTTGGCGATGGCCTCGGCCTGCTTTTCGATAGCCTTGAGCACAGGGGCCGGAACGAGAGACTTCTCAACCCGCTCGCCGTCGATATCGACGTACTCGGGGTCAGCGGCCTTGGTGATGGTGTCGCCGTCCACAACGAAACCAGCTTCTTCAGCCGACTTCTTCATGTTGGCAGCCATCTCTTCGGCCTTTTTCTTCTCGTCTTCCGCCATGTTGGCTTTTTCGGTCAGGTCAGTGACCTGAGACTGGAGGTCTTCCAGCTTCTTCGTGAGTTCTTCGACGGTCACTGAACCATCTCCTTTCTCGGTTAGGTCCGAATTTTCGGACTTGACATCGGGGTTATACCCCGAACGCTTAAATAGCACAACACTCGCGTGCTGATTCGCGGGGTTATCAACCAAACTCAGCTCAAACAGGTCAATATCTTCAAGGTCGTAAGCCATCACTCTGCCTCCTTGCGACGTGCGCGGCCACCGATTGACAGCCCTTTGTACGTACCGTTGCGGACCTTATCCCACTCCTCGTCACTCTTGACGTAGGTGCCGGTGATCCAGCCTTCGCGCTCGCTCTGGATGCCGAAGGCGTCTGCGAGTTCTTTGGTCATCGGGAAGGAGTGAATGACCTCGCCCACGTCGTCGCCGTAGTGCATCGCCTTGGCGGCGCGGGCGCTGCGCATGAAGCGGTCGGCCATCTTTTCCATCTGCGCGGGCGCGATGCGGTCGCCTTGCAAATCCGTGACGGTCTCGCCTTTCATGGTGCAGACGGACGCCCAGCCCCACACGATGCGGCGCTCGGTGTCCACCTTCAGGATGTCGGCGGTCTTGGTCACGTCTTCGGTCATGTCGGCCTTTTCCATGTCGGTCACGGCCTCTAGTATGGCGGAAATAGCGCGTTCAAGCAATCCTGTTCCTGATTCGTCCTCGTATTCTTCCTCCTCGACCTCTTCAGGTTCAAGGAGTCCAGCCGCGCTCGCCATCGCTTCGAGATAGTCCTCGTGGCTCTCTCCCGGCATGTAGACGGCTTGGCCGTCAGCGGTCTGGTGGACATGCACTTCGCCCTCCAGCCCGAGGTCGTAGCTGCGCGCTGCGGCTTCCTCGCGGGTGGTGAAACTGTCGTCGTTCAGATAGCGTTTGGCGAGGTCACTCACGGGCGTCTTTGCAGTCCACATTCGGCAAGACCACCAACGCGCGCTTGTCTTGTCCGTGGCCGTGTCGCAGGAGTGGCGCGAACGGAAGTTGGCGCGGGCCTGCGCGTCATCGCGGCGGATTTCCATGTTCGGATCGCCAAACGTGACACGCTTCACGCGGTCGCCGTCTTTCACATAGACGCCGAACTTTTTGCTCGAACCCTTTGGCATCCGAAACGGCTTGTCCAGTGAGACAGTACGACCTTGGTATTCAGCCTTCTCGACCTTCGGCTTCTTCTTGCGCTTCTTGTCGTCCCATTCTGCGCCGGGAACGTGGACTTGGCTCAAGGTCGGCATGGTCTTCTTGATCTTGTCGTGGATGTCTTGGTCGTGGTTGACCTTCTTCGCGCCGCGCGCCGCCTCGATAAAGCTGTTCACCCGTGCCATCGCCCATTGCTCCGGCGAGGTCACGTTCGGGCGGACGCTGCTCGGGTTCGTGCGGTACGCGCCCACGCCTCGGTCGTACACGTCTTGCAGCATCCCCATTGTGAGCTTGCCGTGCTTGTCCGCGTACTTCTCGTTCCACATCTCCAGCTTGTTGCGCAGCCCTTCGGTGCTGGATTTCTGCACCCATTTGCCGTCGTCGCCCTTATCGTAGCCCGCGCGTTCCAGCGCGGCCCATGCGGACGCCATCGCCACGGCCTCGGTCTTGTTGGCCGCCAGTTGGCTGTTCACGACGCTCCTGAACATCTCTTGGCCGTCCTTGGACGGGATAAGGTCGCGCAAACGCTTGGGAAGTGTGTCGTATGGCATCAGGCGGTCTCCGTCCATCCAAAGAAGCCGCCCACCACGTCGGCGGCCTTGTCACAAGTGAAGGTCAGGGCCACGATCTCGCCCGCAGGGATCGGGAACGGGCCAAAGGGCAGGGTCACGGCATTGTCTTGCAGCGCGATGCCACCAACCGGGTGCAGTATGCCCTGCTCACCAAAGCTGTCGCCGTTGAAGAACGAGACTTCGGCCTTGATGACGACGCGCGATGCCGACGACCCAGACGCCGCGCCTGCGTAGAGCGAATTGACCATAAGGCGGCGGCCTGCCGGGACGCGGTACATCGCTTGGTCGAACTGCACACCGCCCGCGTTGAGCCGTGCGTAGGTCACGCCGCCACTCGTGGCCGTCACATTCGTGGCCGCCGCGCCATCGAGACTGTAGAGCTTGTTGACGAAACGGATGTCCGTGGCCGTGGTCAAGACAGGCGTGGTGCCTGTGAGCGTGATTGTCTCGGCGCGCTCGACCAGATCGCCGTCCAGATAGATCAGTTTCAGACGGCGAGTGTCCGCCGCGCTCGACACGAAAGACAGTTGGATGGAACCCGGAACTGTCAGCGCGGTCGGCATCCCGGTTTCCCACAGCACTTGGTCGGTAACAGACCCTGAAGTGACGTTCTCGCCAAATGCCGAGAACGGCTTGGCACCCGGCACCTCACCTCGCGCGATGTCCGCGAGGTTGTTGGTGCGCCACAGGCGCTCGTGCCAGCTTTGCGTGCCCTGAACCATTACTCAGCCTGCTCGGGCGCTGGGGTGGCAGGGATGGCGGGGGTGGTTTGCTGCTCCCGATCCGGCTTCCCGTTCAGGTTTTCGCCGGGAACGGTGACGGCAGGCGGGAAGCCCGCCGCGTTGCGGATGAAGTCGCGGGTGTCGTCGTCAGTCAGATCAATACCCGCGCCTGTGAGAGACTGGATGTAGAAGCCAAGCTGATCAAGGTCGATGGGCGCGATGCGGCCAAACTTGATCTCCGGCATGTCGTCTGTCGCCATGCCGTTCCAGCCGAGCAGTTTCGGCACAAGCTGGCGGTTCAAGACGCTGGTGATCGCGCTGACGTAGCCCTCAAGGGCTTTGAGGAACAGGTCGGACTTGGACTTGGACAGGGCGAAGGAGCCACGGTCGTTGGAGCCAAGGAGCACGAAGTCCGCGAGGGCCGAACGGGCCATGTCCTGCGCGTAGCGTTGGATCACACGGTCGGTGTCAATGTCCCGTTTACCTTGCGAGGCGATCAGTTCAAACTCGACGAGCCGCACTTCAGTCAGCTTGCCATCCGAATGTTCGTAAACGTCAGAGGGCAAAACGACATAGCCTTGCTCGTTCCTTTTTACATCTCGGGCAATCTGTCCGATCTTGTTGACGAACGCTTTTTTCGCTGCGTCCGCGTCAGGATCTAAGTATTCAGACGGTACGCGGACCAAGGGAAGACCGTTCAGTTCCCTTTCGATTGCAATAGCTTCGATTTCTTGGATGCGCCGCTTGAAATACCACGACGCATAGGCCGCGCGTAGCACAGACTCGCCTTCTGGAGCGGCCTGTTTAGACGCCGTGCGGAAATGGAGTAACTTTTGGGTCGGGATGTAGGCCGAGCGCGTTGTCGCGGTCTGATAGACGCCCAGGATGTCGCCGTTGTTATTGGAATGGAACCGCTCGATGGTCCATTGCGCGCGTGGAGCCAGCTTTTTCAACGTCACCCAGCCTTTCGGGTGCTGCGAGGGCGGGCGGGCCACGATCTCGAACAGGCTGAAGCCGTAGGGCAGGAAACTGAGCGCGTCGCTGATGAACATCTCGAACGTGCTGCCCTGCATATTGTGCAGGCTGTACTCGATCAGGTCGCGGGCTTCTTCCGTGCCGCCTTCGATCCGAACAGGGGTTGAGCGGACCATAAGGTCCATCGCGGACAGGATCGCGCCGATGATCGCGTCGTTGGACGCCATTTCGCGCAGCCGCTTGACACCGCGCTGACCGCGCAGGTCGTTGACGAACTCGTCGTTTCTGAGGCCGTAGCGCGGATCTGTGTCGCTGGCGACGCCGAGTTCGCTGTATCGGCCAAACTTTTTGACTTCGTTGTCGCTCATTGTCGTCTCCACGCGGATTTGTGGGCGACTATACGGCAGATGTAGCGGTTTGCCAACCGGCGCGAATCAGTCGGGCGGCTGTCAAGGTGTAGGATTAGCGCGGCGCTACAGATTTGCGACCTTGCCGCCCGTTCCGGCCCAGTTCTCTTGCCGCTCGCCACCCACGACGAGGTTCAGGGTGCGCTTTTTCGCTCGGGCGAGCGGTGCGAGCATGTTGAAGGCGGAGGAGGCGGCGTCGACTTGGTCGACATAGCGGGATTTAGGGAAGAACCGCAGTTCTTCGATGAAGTGCTTGGTCCAGACAGCCTCTAGGCAGCATACATGCCCGTTCTCGACGTGCCCTGCAAAGGGTTCGGCGCGCATCTCCTTGCTGCCTGACTGCGCCTCGGCCTTGACGTTGAAGCCCGCCAGTAGCGCGGTGAAGTCCTCGATCTGGGCCACACCTGCTTGGCCGGGGTCTTTCGGCAGGCTGATCTTGCACTCCATGCCGTCTTCCTCGGCGGTTTGAAGCACGAGATCGCGCACTTTACCTGCCGATAGCTGCGCGCGCTTCACGTCGTCGATGTAGAACTTGCGGCTTTCGCGCCCGTAGCGCATCCGAACGCCTACGGTGTACGCGCCCGCGCCTTCTGTGCCTGCCAAGTCCCATGCCCTGACCGTGATAAACGGCTCAACCGGCAACGCGGGAAGAAGCTGGATCTGCTCGGTCTGGAACATGGCCCCTTTGCGCGGCACGGGCGTCTGCTGATACTGCGCGGCGAAGGCATACGGCCCCATGTTCTTCTCGGTGTTGTCCACCCACGCCTTCGGAAACCGCTCAGGGAACATGAGTTCGCCGTCCTCCTTGCGGGGGTCTGACCAGCCAATCGACGTGGTGTGGCGGAACTGCTCGTCCCAGCGCATCGGGATCGTCAGGTGCTCGTAGCCCATCTCCAAGGCGAGAGAGGCCACGTCCTCCTCGTGGACTCGCTGCATGATAACGATGATGGCCGAGGTGTTGACGTTGTTGATACGGTTCTGGGCGGCCTCAGAGAACCACTCAAGGGCTTTGGCGCGCTCCACGGGACTGTTGGCGTCCTGCACGTTGATCGGGTCGTCGATCACAAACGTGTCACCACGGAAACCTGTGGTTCGCCCGCCGACCGTCACGGCCTTCATGCTGCCGAGCGTGTCCAGAGAGAAGCCGGTCTTGCCGCCATCGTCCTCTGCGATGTGCAGCCCGAAGGTGTTGCCGTACCAGTCCGAGGTCACGATGCGGCGCGCATCAAGGTTGTCTCGGATCGTCAGGTCCAGAGAGTACGATGCGGACAGGAACTTGTGGTACGGGTCATTGGTCCAGCGCCACGTCGGCATGAGAACGCGGGTCAGGCGGCTCTTTGAGGCTCCTGGGGGCACGTTGATGACCAAGCGCAGGATGTCGCCTCTGGAGACCGCTTCGAGGTGGTCCACGATGGCGTCCATTGACCAGCCCCATACCAGAGGTGTGCCGGGTTCGATGGTAGGCCACGCCTGATGAATGAACTCCTTGAACGAACGCCGCGCGGCCTCGGCTCTCAGCTTGGAGAGCATCGCGGGGGCGTTCTGGATCAGGTTCTCGTCGATCTGCATGTGCGGAACATGGCACAAAAAAAGACCGGGCGCTAGGCCCGGTCAGTAAGAGGAGGACTTCTCGATCCAACAGGAAGTGAGAGCAGCCTGCCCGATTCGTTGCTGTCGGTCAAGCCTTGGGTGGCACAGGCAGCAACTCAGCTACCTTGGCGGTGAAGTCCTCTTCCGTGCCGTCATTGTGCCAGACCAGATCCGGCTCGATCTCTTGTTGCTCCGAGGCGTGGTTCGTGGTCGTGTCCGAGGTCGTCTTGGTCAGCGGGCGCTGGACATTGACGATCAGGCCGCCATACGAGCGGATCATGTCAGCCTCGTTCTGGAACCGCACGTCGTCATATACCGCGAGGATATGCGGTGTGTCGGAGGCCACACGGCGGTCGCCCAGCAGGCGTTCCAGTTTGCCTTGGGCGATGTTGACCCAGAAGTCGGGTTGGACTGTGTTGCGGCCCCATTCCGTGCCCAGCGACTGCATCAGTTCGCGCCCAGTGCGGTTAGACAGGAAGGGGATCGGCTCTTCCTTCAGCGCGCCGTCAATATACTCGATGGGCGTGTGCGGCCATGCCTTCGGTATGCTCTGCCGGATAAGCTCGTAGAACATCTTTTTCAGCGGCTGGGCGAAGGACATCTTCATCGCTTTGGGGTGGTTGCGCAGAATCCAGTTGGCGGCGGTTGTCTTGCCAGATCCTGCTTTGCCCGTGAAGGCGATCACTTGCGGGAGTCGGGTCATGTCGGGTTTCCTTTCGGTAGGCTGTTCCAGTAGGCGGCTGCCTCGGCTGGGTCGTGGAGGAAGTCTTGGTGTCTCACGCGCTGGATGCGCTTGGCGATGGTTTGCTTGGCGGTGCCGGTAATCTGCGCGACCTCGGAGTAGCTTTTACCCTCCGTGCAGTGCAGGTGCAGCATCTCCAGCGTGTCCTCATCGTCCTGTCTTGTTGTCACGGAGGTGCTCCTTGATGATGCGGGCGACTGCATGGGCGAGGGTGGTGTCGTTCTTCGGGTCGATGCAGTCAACCAGTTGCGCGATCTCCTGAGCATTCAGCGGATCAAG